TCAGTTCGAGATGATCACCTCGCGCGCGTTCTGGGCCTTCTCCTGCCCGCCGACGGTATAGCGCACGCCTACGCCCTCGATGGCGAAGGGGGCGAAGATGCGGCGGACTTCGGGGTGGTCGTTGAGCGAGAGGATGAAGCGGCCCTTGAGGCGGGCGAGGCGTGCGGCCATGGCTTCGAACTCGTCGCGGGTGAAGAGGTCGTCGCCATAGTCCCGCTCGCAGCCATAGTAAGGCGGATCGAGATAGAACAGGGTGCCCGGGCGGTCGTAGCGATCGAGGAAGGTGGACCAGGGCAAGCGCTCGATCACCACCCTGGACAGGCGTTCATGGACGGCCTCGATCATCGGGCCGAGCTTGGTCACGTCGAAGCGGGCGCCGGCGCCGGGCGAGACGCCGAAGTTGCGGCTGCGGACCTTGCCGCCGAAGGCCAGGCGCTGAAGGTAGAGGAAGCGGGCCGAGCGTTCGAGATCGGTGAGGCTGTCGGCGGGCATGGCAAGCAGCTTTTCAAACCCGGCACGGCTGGTGATCTGCCAGCGCAGCATTTCCAGGAACGGAAGGTAGTGGCGCTGGAGCACGCGGAAGAAGGTCGCCACGTCCTCGCTCCAGTCGTTGATGACTTCGGCGCGCGGGCGGTGATCGCGGCGGAAGAAAACCCCGCCCATGCCGACGAAGACTTCGGCATAGGTCTCGTGGGGCACGGCGTTGATCCGCTCGACCAGGCGTTTGGCGAGCGCGCGCTTGCCGCCGATATAGGGCGCAGGCGGACGGACGGGATCGACCGGGGAAAACGGCAACGCGGGTTCACCGGCTGCGATTCGAGCTCTTGCCTCCATGACAATGTTCCTTATTCGTTCCCGCGCCAGCGCTGGCAGGCGGGATGGCCCCGGATGGGTGCCGTTCGGGTCATGGCGGTCCATCTCCGCCGGTTCGGGCTGTTGACGCAGCCCTGCCCCCGCCTTCAGGCGAAGTGCTGTCGGGTTGATGGCGTGCGGGTGGCGCGCGAGTGGTTCAGGCCCTCGCGCCCACACCCGCAGGCGCGAGGCCTGCGATGTCCTGGGGTTCGGCGAAGCGGACGGCTTCGAAGCCGAGCCATGCGTTGAGCTCGAGCATGCGCTGCTGGATGGGGACGATCTCGAGCTGGTAGAAAGTGCGGGCGGCATCGATGACGTTGCCAAAGCCGGTGCCGTTCTTGGGCACGATGCCGAGCAGCTGGGGCGGGACGCGGTGGGCGGCGAGCATGTCGTCGCGGGTCACTTCCTTGATCGCGAGGAACTCGTCCTTGGCCGCGACTTCGGCAATGGGGAGGATCTGCACCCCGTCCTTCTTGCCCTTGGGAATGTGGATCAGGATGTTGCGGAAGTTGCCCGGTCCCTTGGCCTGGCGCAGCGCGGTGCCCAGGGCCTCGCTGTCGGCCTGGCTCATCGCTTCCTCGCTCACATAGAGGATGAAGCCCGCATGGGCGCCGTTGAGGTAATAGCGGCGGCGGAAGATCGTCGCGCTCTCGTTGAGGAGCCCGGATTGCAGCGCCGAGAGATACTCGGGCATGCCGTAGATCTCCTGCAAGGGATCGGGCTCGTACATGTGATGGACGGTCCCGGGCGCGAAGTCATAGGCATCGGCCAGGAACTGGTTGGGCTGGACGAACCAGTAGGCGCCCGGCGTCAGCCCGACCCGGGTCCAGGCGGCGGGGCTGGGTTTCAAGGCCATGGCCTTGCCGACCATGCTCGGCACCACCTGGAGATAGGCATTGCCGAAGATCAGCCAGTCGAGCGCCCAGCGCGCAAAGTCCGAACGGGTGAACAACGGGCTTGGCTGGAAACTGGCGCTCAGCAGGTTGCGCTTCAAGAGAATGCAGCTCTGGTGATGCGGGGCCATGCGATAGGCCCGGCCAATCCCGATCTGGCTGACCGGCGGATCGTACCAGCGCGCATTGCGCACGACCTGGAACAAGTCGAAGAACTGGTCGCGCGCGAGCACGCTTTCCGGCTCGCCGAAGGACATCACGGAAAAGCCGTATTCGCCCGGGATCTCGAGAGGCTGGGTCGGGTCCATCAGAAAAACTCCAGGCGCGAGCCGCCGCTGGCAGGCTCGGTAATGTCGAGGGGTTCGAAGGCGAGCGCGTGCATGACCGCCCAGGCAAGGTCGGCGTGGCCCACGCCCCCGCCGCGCCCGGCAACATAGGAAATGCCCTGGCTCGTCACTTTGGGGCGGATCGCCATGAAGCTCGAGAGCATGTCATGCCATCCGGATTCAAATTCGAGGCGACCGGCGGCGATGACATTCTTGGCTTTCAGGACCATCTGGCTCTTGGTCGCCACCGAGTACATGTAGGCGGTCGCGAGCGGGAACCACTTGGTGACGAGCTGATGCACCGCCTTGCCCGCGCCAGTCGTATCGATGCCGATCTTGGTCACCCGGTACTTGCCCGCCATCTCGCGGATCGCATCGGCTTGCCCGGCAAAGTCGAGGCCCTTCAAACGCTTCTTTTCCAGAATACGGAACTTGCCGCCGATCGCCGACGGCGGCGCGATCGCGACGAGAGCCGCGTCGTCGCTGGTCGGATTGTCCTCGCTCGCATTGGGATCGTAGCCCAGCCAGACTTCGCCCGCGTAAGGACGCAAGGCATAAGGCTGATAGTCCTGCCAGACCTCCCAGGCATCGACCATGCAGCGGCGCATGAGCGCGAAGGGGAACATCGACTGGCTGTCGTCGAGGAAGATGCAGCGGAACAGGTTGTCGAACTCGTCGATCCCGTTCTCGCGCTGGAGCTCGTCGACGTCGACAAGGTCGAGGCCCTTGGCGATGGCGTCGAAGATCGTGACCACTTGCCGCCAGACCCCGTCGGGCCCGAGGCTGCCGTCGCGCAAATGCTCGTTGGCAATATCGATGCGGACCTTGTCGGCCTTGGCGCGGCGGCGGTTGAAGCGGTCGCCGCTCCACATGCCGTAGGCTTCATGGTCCAGGGTGCTGGGCGTCGAAAACAGCGTGCGGGTGTACTGCTTGTGCGTGGCCATGGCGCTGGCCACTTTGAACAGCTCTTCAAAGCCGTAGATCCAGAAACACTCGTCGACGATGACGTCGCCGTGATAGCCTTGCGCGGTACGGTAATTGGTGCCGAGGAAGTAGAGCTCGACCGGATCGAGGCGTTCGCCGTTCTCGCCCCCTTCCTCTTCCCCGCGCTGGATGACGATCGGCTCGCCCTTGAGCAGGACGCCGCAGACTTTCTGCACCCACTGGACGATGTAGGTGCGGAAGATGTTCGCCTGGGCGCGGCTTGCCGAGAGGAAGATCTGGTTCTTGCCGGTCTCGAGCGCGACGAGCAGGCGTTCGCGGGCGAAGTACCAGGTGGCGCCGATCTGGCGTGACTTGACGATCATGCGCGTGCGCAGCGAGGTGCTGGCCAGCCATTCGCGCTGATAGCCGAACAGCGCGCCTTCGAGATCGTCGGGCAGCTGCGCGACCATCTCCGGCGTGATCAGGTTCTTCGCCTGGTCCTTGCGCTTTTTGACGTCGGGGCTGTTGCGGTTGGCGACCTTGGGATTGAGATCGACCTCGTTGCCCCCGCCCATGAATTTGCGCACGCGGGCAAGGCCTTCGAACTGGCGCTTCAGGAGATCGATCTCCTTGAAGTCGCTGCCGCTCTTGCGCTCCTTGGCGAGCAGCATGAGGTAGCGTTCGAGCAGGCCTTCCTCCGCCCGCGCGATCGGGCTTGCCTCGTCCCAGCGGTGGCGCTGTTTCCAGGTGCCGACGGTCGAGACCGGCAAGTCGAGTTCCTCGGCGATCTGGCTCACCGTCCATCCGCGCCAGTAGAGGCTGCGCGCCTGCACCCGCTTGGCAACGGCTCCTGTGCCGCTGTCGATGTCATCGCCTTCGTCCATGCCGGGCACGCTAACGCTCCGGCTCGTCCGCCTCGACGGCTGCCCGTTGTGGGCCGCGTTGGTCACAACGCGCGCGCATTGCCAGGGACGGGGCATTTGCGGCCATTTGCCGTCATTGCCGGTGCCCAGCGCAACGGCCCCCACCCAATCCCAACCCGGAGCGATCCATGGGCCAGAAGACCAGGTTTTTTCGTGTCGCCACTTCGGGCGCCACCACTGACGGGCGCAATATCGAGGAACGCTGGCTGCGCGAGATGGCCGATACCTATGACCCGGTCACGTATCAGGCCCGCGTCAATCTCGAACACATTCGCGGTGTGTCCCCCGAAGGGCCCTTCGGCACCTATGGCGACGTGCTCTCGCTGCGCACCGAGCCCGTCCAGCTCAATGTCGGGGGCAAGCTGGAAAACCGGCTCGGCCTCTATGCCGAAGTCGATGCCCACGATCCGCTCGTCGACTTGTCGAGCAAGAAGCAGAAGCTCTTCACCTCGATCGAAGTGAACCCCAATTTTGCCGGGAGCAACAAGGCCTATCTCGTGGGCCTTGCCGTCACCGACAATCCGGCCAGCCTCGGGACCGAGATGCTCTCTTTCTGCGCGCGCCAGGGCGAACACTCGCCGCTTGCCGCACGCAAGCAGGACCCGGGCAATCTCTTCTCCGCGCTCGAGGAAGCCGCGATCGAATTTGCCGATGCGCCCGCAGCCCATGCAGCCGGGGAAGACGGCAGCGGGGACTCGGGCGGCGAGGACAGCGCGGCAAAGAAGATGCTGGGCGTGCTCGCCCGCGCGCTGGGGCTGTCCGCGTCGAGCGAAGCAACGCCGGTCGTGGCCGCCGCCCCCGTCATCCCTGCCGCCCCGGCAGTGGTGACGCCGCCCGCCGAACCGGCGCACCAGCACAACAGCGCCAGCAAGCCCTCGACATTCACAGCGGCCCTTGCCGATCCGCAGGTGCGCGAGCTTGCCCAGGCAGGCCTCGCCCTGTTCAGCCGCGCGGTCGACACTCTCGACAAGCTGGGCGAGCGCAGCGCGAAGACCGAGACCGATCTTGCCGAGCTGACCCAGCGCCTCGCTTCGACCCCGGCGACGCAGTTCCGGGAGCGCCCGGTCCACACCGGCGGTCCCGACATCGAGCGCACCGACTGCTGAGCGCTATTCCTTCCTCCCTGCCCGCGCCCTCCTTCCCCCTCAAGGACTCTCCCTCATGAAGAACACTACCCGGGCAAAGTACCAGGCCTTTGCCCAGCGCATTGCCGAGCTCAACAATGTCGAGAACGCCTATGTCGGCGGGGCCGATGCGGTCCACTTCACCCCCGAACCCAGCGTGCAGCAGCGCCTGGTCGAACGCATGCAGGACAGCAGCGCGTTCCTCTCGATGATCAATGTCGTGCCGGTCGAACAGCTCAAGGGCGAGACCCTCGGCCTCAATGTCGCGAGCCCGACTGCGAGCCGCGCCAATACCGATGCGGGCAATCGCCGCGTGCCGGTCGATCCCACCGGCCTCGACCAGTTCCCCTATGAACTCGCCCCCACCGAGTTCAACATCCTGTTCAAGTACAACAAGCTCGACATGTGGGCGAAGTTCCCGAACTTCGAAGTGCTCATGCGCGATGCCATCATCAAGCGCCAGGCGCTCGACCGCATCCTCATCGGCTTCAACGGCGTCAGCGTCGATGCGAGCTTCGATCCGGTCGCCGATCCCACGCTCAAGGGCATGAACATCGGGTGGTTGCAGTGGATGCGCGCCAACAATCCCGCGCGCGTGCTCTCGGCCGGGGCCAAAGTCGCGGGCAAGGTCACCTGGGGACCGACGGGCGCGGACTATGTCGATCTCGACGCGCTGGTCTGGGACGCCAAGATGACGCTGCTCCCGCCCTGGGCGCGCGAGGATCCCGAGCTCGTCGTGGTCGTGGGCAGCGACATGCTCCACGACAAGTACTTCCCGATCATCAATGCGCCCAAGGACCCGATGGATCGCCTCGCGACCGATGTCATCATGTCGACCAAGCGCATCGGCCAGCTTCCCGCCGTGCGCGTACCCTACATGCCCACCGGCAAGCTGATGATCACCCGTCTCGACAACCTCTCGATCTATTACCAGGAAGGCCACCAGCGCCGCATGCTGCGCGACGAGCCGCAGTACAACCGCGTGGTCGACTACCAGTCTTCCAACGAGGCCTATGTGGTCGAGGACGCCAACTTTGCCTGCATGGTCGAGAATATCGCCGCTGTCGGCGTCGATGAAGGCGTTGCCGCGTAACCACCCGTCCCCTTCCCCACCGGCCGCCTGCATCGCGCCGGTGGGGCCTGCCTCAAGATACGGACATCTTGCCCATGACTTCGCCCGCACGCCGCCACATGCAACAGGTCCTTGCCCGCAAGGCTGCCGGAACCTCAGGCACCGGCCCTGCCCCGATGCCGACCTCGGGCGCGGTCGGGCAGGAATATGCCCTGCTGCGCGCGGCCCTGGGCGAGGACTTGCGCCGCTTGTCCCAGATCCAGTCGGTCGAGCGCAAGATCGCCGCCAAGCGCGGCATGATCGCGCGCTATCGCGACTGGATCACCGGCGCCCTTGCCGCCGAGCGGCCCGCGCAGGACGATATCGTCACCCACATGATGGTCTGGGCGATCGACATTGCCGACTGGCCCCTCGCGCTCGATCTGGCCCGCCATGTGATCGCCCATCGCCTGACCCTGCCCGAGCGCTACAAGCGCACGCCTGCCACGCTCATTGCCGAGGAAGTGGCCGAAGCGGGCCTTGCGCCTGTCGCGATCGTGGACTTGACCACCTTGCAGGTGGTCGACGATCTTACCGAGGACGAGGACATGCCCGACGAAGTGCGGGCCAAGCTCAGGAAGGCAATCGGCCTTGCCTTCAAGGCGCGGGCCGAGGCCTTCGATCCCGAAGCCGAGAGCGCCCCTGCCGGGGCTCGCCCCGCGCTGATTGCCGCGGCGCTTGACCATCTGCGCCGCGCGCTCGAGCTCGACAGCGGCTGCGGGGTCAAGAAGCTGATCGAGGGGCTCGAGCGCGAGGCGAAGAAGCTGCGCGAGGCCGCCGCCTCGAATACCCCCGCTACCCCCGACACCTGACCGGAATCGCCCCACGGCGCCGGGGGGCGGTGACGGAGCACAGGGCAGCCGCCTTTTGCGCTCCCGATCCCCACCCCCCACTTGCCGCTGCCCCATTGGCCTCACCCAAGGATGGCCCCGATGTCTTCGTCCCCGCTGATCTCCCTGCCGCCTGCGCCTGCAACGCCTGCCGGGCTTGTCCTCCCCGGGGATGGCTGGTGGCCTGACATCGACGCCAATGCCGCGCGCGAGGCCTGCCGCCTGCCCGACTATGTGACCGACGCGCGCCTGCTCGCCAGCCTTGAGGGCGCGGTCCTGACTGTCACCGCCGATCTTGCCGAATGGGCTGCGCAACTGCTTGGCGCCGGGGCGGCGAACCTTGGCGCAGTCACCGCCGCGCAGCTGGTCTCGCTCATGGTTCCCGATCATCGCCCGACGCATCGGCGGCCGATCTCTCCTTGCGCCCCGTTCCATCGCCAGCGGCCGCGCTATACCGCGGCGCAAGCCATGTGGCTCTGTGCCCCTGCGGGTAGCGCTTCGCGCCTTTCCGCGCTTTACCTGCGCGCAGTGCGCTTTGCCGCCATGGCCGAGGTCTCCGACCAGTACCGCGACATGGCGACGATCACGCCCAAGCAGCCGCGCGTCGAGGCGATCGAGGAAACGGGCGCTGACTATTACCGCTGGTCGGTCGAGGCCCGCCGCGACATGCTCGGGCAGACCCGCGTCGCGGTCGAGCTGATCTGACGGCGCCGATCCCGTGACCGACGCGAGCACGTTCATCACCACCACGCTCGAGGGCGATACGCTCGACCTTGTCTGCTGGCGCGAGCTCGGCACCACCGCCGGGGGCGTGGTCGAGAAGGCCTATACCCTCAACCCCGGCCTTGCCGATCTCGGGCCCACTCTGCCCGGCGGCATCGACGTCGTTCTCCCGGTGATCGATACGCAGACCCCGCAGACGATCGCCACTGTCTCGCTCTGGAGCTGATCCCATGCGCAAGGCCGACGATCTGCGTGCCGTTCTTTCTGCCCGCCTGCCCGATCTCACCCGCAATCCCGACTTGTTCTGGATCGAGGTCAAGGAAGGCCGCATCCGCGCGACCAACACCGCCGGGCGCGGCTTTGAATGGAGCTACACGCTCGAGCTCACCCTGCTCGACGCGACCGTTCATCCCAGCCTTGTCTTCCTGCTCGTCAGCGACTGGCTCAAGACCAACCAGCCCGACCAGGTCCAGCCCGGCAGCGCGGGCTTTGCCTTCGAGGCCGATCGCGTCGACAGCGAGAAAGTCGACCTCGTCATCCGCCTGCACCTCACCGAGACCGTCGTCGTCACCACCAACCCCGACGGCTCGGCCTCGCTCGAGCACATCGCCGAGCCCGACTATGCCGCCCTCCTGGGCGACGCCCCGCTTGCCGGGTCCACCCCCGTCCCGTTCCGCGCGCTCTCGATCGACGGCACCCAAGTCTGGCCCCGGCCGGGCACCTGAACCATGGCCGACACCGACGCCTTCGACGAGCTCGAACACTGGCTGGCCAACATGGCCGCCGACCTCGCCCCACCCCGCCGCGTCGCCCTTGCCCGCAAAGTCGGCCAGGTTCTGCGCAAACTCAACGCCGCCCGCGTCGCCGCCAATCTCACCCCCGAGGGCCTGCCGATGGCCCCGCGCAAGGCCAAGCCTCCGCGCAAGACCAAGGCCGCCCGCCCGCGCCTGCGCCAGCGACAGAAATCCGCGCGGATGTTCAAACGGATCGAACTCGCCCGCAACATGACCGTCAAGCCAAGCACCGAGGGCGTCTCCCTCGGCTTCACCCCCCGCGTGCGGGACACCGCCGCCATCCATCACTTCGGCCTCGTCGCCCCCGTCGACCCACGCATCCCCCGCTCTATCGCCGTGCGCTACCCCGAGCGACCGCTGCTCGGCTTCAGTGCCGCCGACAGGGACATGATCATGGCCGAGGTCATGGAATGGTTGGCGAAGTGAGGGCCACAGATTGCATAAGTCCGTCGTGCCCTCTGCAATGGCACAGACGACCGGAAAGACTGCGGCAAGATCACCTCGATCACATCCTGCTCCGGGGAACAGATGAACAAAACCATCCATTTCGGAAGCATCCGCTTGTGCTGGACGTCAACGCCACGGTTGATTTTTGGCCCATTAGAGGATCGCGCAATCAAGCCCACACTCAGGAAGAAATAATACAAAAAATACCGAAATAATTCAAATAAATAAAGAAGTTCTCATTGTAAAAATGAATAGAACCTATTTGCATAAAATTTAACTTTAATAAATTGTTAATTTTATTTTTCGCATTTTATTTTCGATATTCCAAATAATCATCAGAGTTAAGTCGATCAATTAAGATTAAATAACTCATTGATTTTCAATACTTCACCGGGTGAAATCCGGATTTTCCGACCGATTTGGAAATTTCATCAACCACCCAAATCTTGCGGCCAAGCCTCAATCTGGGCCATTCCTCGGAGTACGCACTCACGCTTACTCGGCGAAGACAATGCTCAAAGCAGTCATTTCTGCAAAGCAATCCTTAACGGCTTGCAAGAAAATTGATCGCAACAAGAAGGCACCCAGAGGCGCCTTCTTCCACACACCTCGTCGCGAAGGGCATCGCGGAAACCTGCAACGACGTTTGCTGGATGGGCACTCCGAGACATTTGCCGATCAAGAGACTGGAACTGCGCCCCTCTGGCCCCACCGATGGTCAGTTAGCCACATTATAAACTTATGGCATAAAAAAATGAATACTGAAAATAACGGAAATTATATTTCTGAATTAAAGCGCTACCTTGAATTAATTGCTTTCCGCCAAATTTCCACAAGGGAAGCCTATGACATTTCAAAATTTGTAATGATGAATTCGGATAAAAATTCAAAAATAAGTCCGGACAAAGACCCCCGCATCGAGTCAGCCCTAACGACATTCGATTTCATTTCTCAGTGCGAACCATGCTCTGAGGATCTAATAGACTCTGCAACTAAAGCCATTGAGCGCATAAATTCCTATAAATCATAAGTCACATTGGCACATCTACATTTGCAACATTAACTGAAATTTCCACCCTGGGCACCGGGAGTGGCTGCGTCCGCATTACTTTGAGCGGCTTGTGCCTGGCCAACAAGAAAGACAGGGACGCGCGCTTTCCCCAAGGTCCAGATGGTGACAATCAGGATGCGGGAGCATTGCTGGGAGCATGGCCTATGTGTCCGCTCCCTCACATGATCCCCGCCGACTAGCAGTCTGGTATGATGGCGCATGCCCCTTGTGCCTGCGCGAGATTGCGCTGATGCGCAGTTGGGATCGGACAGGCCGCATCGATTTTGTCGATCTGACCGACCCTGCCCAGGCCTGCCCACGCGACCGCTACCTGATGCTTACGCGCCTGCATGCGCGCGAAAACGGCATTTTGCTCGATGGGGCAGCCGCGTTTGCCGCGATGTGGCGGGCCATTCCACGCCTGCGCTGGCTTGGACTTGCTGCCCGCCGGCGCCCGGTGCTGTGGGGACTGGAGTGTCTCTATCGCGTGTTTTTGCGTTTTCGACCGACATTGCAGATGCTGATGCGATGAGCTGCGCGGTGATCTTTGGTGCGAGCGGCGGCATTGGCGGTAAACTTGCTGCACAGTTGGCCGCCTCCGGACGCTATGAACAGGTCTATGCCGGTGGCCGGCGCTCGATAGCCCCCCAGTCCGGCATTGTGCCCTTCGTCTATGATCTGACTGAGGAAGCGAGCATCGTCGAAGCAGTTGCCGGCTTCGAAAGCGCCCCCGAGTTAGTGCTGGTGTCCAGCGGGCTTCTGCACGATCCGGCGCAAGGTATCGCCCCTGAAAAAACCCTGCGCCATATCGATACCACCACCATGGCGCATCTGTTTGCGATCAACACCATAGGCCCGGCACTCATCGCCAAGCATGTGCTGCCCCGCCTGCAACGCCACCGCCGCTCGGTATTTGCTGTTTTATCCGCACGTGTCGGTTCGATTGGCGACAACAGACTGGGCGGGTGGCACAGCTATCGCGCTGCCAAGGCCGCGCTCAACATGCTCGTGGTCAATTTTGCCATCGAGATGGCCCGCACCCACCCACACGCCATTGTTGTGGCGCTACACCCCGGCACGGTGGCCACCGAGCTTTCAGCACCGTTTCGCGCTGGCGTCCCACCCGAAAAGCTGTTCACGCCCCAAGTATCAGCGGAACATCTTCTACAAGTGATCGACACACTGTCGCCCGAGGACAACGGTGGCTTCTTCGCCTGGGATGGGCAGCGCCTGCCATGGTGAAAATACGCAAAAAATCAGATCTTCCGCAAAAGATCTGCACCACCTGTGGCCGCCCCTATGCCTGGCGCAAGAAATGGGCCCGTGACTGGGAACAGGTCCGCTATTGCTCGGATGCTTGTCGCTCAAGCAAGGCTCGCCCGAAAGACCTCGGCATCGCGCCGTAATCACGCTTGGTGTTCGGGGCAAAACGACGCCCGTGCGTAAAATCAGCGTTGCGAAAGACTGCTCTTATCGCCGTTCGTATGTCCACTGATGCAGTTCCGCCCCCTCATTCCCCCCCTACCGCCCCAACTCCCCGGCCCAGTCGTGAGCCTTAAGGGCATAACTCACCGCGCCGGTGCAGGCCTGCACGTCGTCGGCGGATACCACGACGGGGTCGGCGGGCACGCCTGAAGGAAGGGGGGCACCGCCACTTTGGGTGCTGGGAGCGGTTGCGCTGGCATCACCTTGAGCGGCTTGGGTGCGCAGGCCGGGAGGCAGAGCAGCAAGGCGGTGAGCAGCGATATACCGATCAGCAGCCGCATGCGCGTCGGCCAGTTGAACCTCGTATGCATTCTGGGTCTCCGTGGCCTTGGCCTGGTATTCGGCTTCCTGATGGTGGAGCGCTTCCTGCGCGATTTTGGCTGCGTCGGCCTGGGCTTGCATGAACTGGGCGGCCTGGGTGCGGACCGCCTCGGCATTGGCGACCGCGCGGGTCCAGAAGTGCCAGGCGGCGAGCGCGAGCGCGGCCGAGAGAATGTGCGGCCAGAAACGCGCCAGCACGGGGCGGAGTTTGGCCAGCAGGTCGAGGATCAGGGCCATGGGGCGGCCTTTCCCGATTGCAGCGCCGGGGGATGCCCGGCGCCGGTGGAACATCAGGCGGTCGGTGCGGCTGCCGGATCGGTGAGTGCCGGATCGCCAGTGACCTGATCGACAGCGACCGACGACTGCGGCAGCACGGCGTTGATCGCCTGGGTGACGACGGCAACCTTCTGCGCGGTGTCGGCGTCGGCATTGGCGATGTCGGCCTGTGCCGTTGCCAGCGCGGCCGCGTCGGACTGGGCCTTGGCGATCAGGGCACCGGCTGCGGTGTTGAGCGCGTCGATCGCGGCGGCGGTCTGGGTCAGGGACGTCATAAGGCGGTACTCCTCGAGCGTTCTGGGCAAGGAAACAGCGCCAGTCAGCACGGCCCATGCGTGCCGAAGGCGGGTAAGAACGACACCCACGCGGGCGCCGAGCATCTGGAAGCGGGTCATTGGGGGGCTCCATCCTGGTCACGCGGCAGAGGCGCGGAAGGTTTGGGTTCGGTGGGATTGGTCCCCCAGATCAGCGCGGCCGTCGCGGTGATGACGAGAGGCACATAGATCCCGAGCGCATCGAAGAGGCGCGCCCAGACATCGACCGGAACCCGGCCCGAGACGACCGTCGCGGCCGCCGCCACCGGCAACCCGATCAGCAGCACCGCCGCGATCACCATGCCGAGCACGCGGCCGATCGCGAGCGTCTCGTTATCAGCGCCGGTCAGCGTCTGCTTCAGCCAAGCCATGTCATGGCCTCCCGCCGCACGAGCTCGACCCGGGCGAGCCAGCCCTTGCCGTAGATCGGGAAGCGCTCAAGCGTGCGGTAGAAGTCGGCACGCGCGTCGCAATAACGGTCGATCAGCCGGACAAGCCCGATCCCGGCGGCATAGGCCTGCACCGCGCGCAGCGTGGCAGGCCCCGCCTTGCCATCCGCATGCGCGCCGACCAGCTCCTGCAATTCGAACACCGCGCGGGCGGGCCCGGCGTTGACGGCAAAGTCGAAGACCGCGAGCGCGAGGGCAATCGGAAGCTGCTCGCCCGCAATCGCGTGCCAGTAGCCGGAACGGTAGAAATTGCCGACCGCAGCCGGGGTCAGCGCGCGCATGACCGCTTCGTTGACGCCGTGCCCGGTCCAGGCCTGCCACTGCCGCGCGGTGACGCCCAGATTGGTCATGCCGCCCGGATCGCGGGGATCGTTGACGAAGCCGCCCTCGCGAGCGAGCACGAAAGCCAGCACATCGGCAAACGTCCGCGTCACGAGGCGTCCTCCTCGCCGACACGGCGCTCACCCGTCGCCTGCCGCCATTCGCCAAAGCGGATGCACCACCACACGATGCCCATGCAGGTGAGCACGAGCGAGGCAATCGGCGTCAGCACTTGCGCCCATTGCGACGCCGTCGAGATCATGTGCGAAGTCAGCGAGACGACGCCGATCGCCGTCGCGCCGACATCGCCTGCCTGTTTGAGGTGATCGGTCATTATCCGCCTGTCGGTTGGAACATGCCCCCAGCAGGCCCGATGCGCGCGGCTCTCTCAACCCGCGCGCCTTGTGAGGCACCCCACGCACAACAGCGGCACATGGCGCAGCCAACGCCAAATGTGTCTCGTGGCTCCCATGAGCTACGACCCCGTTGCCCGAACCAATTCCGACAAGGCGCTCGGCTATGCCAGGCAGGCGCTGGCAATCGCCTCGTCCGTCGCCTCTGCGGCTCTCGAATGGACCGTGATCTCGGCCGATCACCTCGCAACCGCCGGAGAAAGCCTCTCCGTCGATACGAGCTCTGGCCCTGTCACCGTGACTTTGCCCGCCGACGGCGGCGCCATCTCGCTGCGCGACAATGCCGGGACCTGGGACGTCCACCCGGTCACTGTCGCGGGGAACGGCGTCCTCATTTCCGGGGCGCCCACGCTCGCTTGCGACATCGCCGGGTACCAGATCGATTTCGCGCAAGTCGCGGGCGGGTGGCGATACGTCCTCACATTCCTCTACGGAGGCGCGGCCTGATGACCACCCTGTCACAGAACCTGCCCGCAACTGCCGGGCGGCAGGACGCCCTTGCGGCTCTGCTCACGCTCCTTGCCGCGCCCTTCCAGGGGCCGGGCAACGCGCCGGTCACCCAGACTGTCGCTGACACGCAAACCCATGTGATCGGCCCCTTCACGCCCCCGCTCGGCCGCGACTGGTGGCTGACGCTCAACGCGACGGCGACCGCGTCGGGCACCGCGCAACTGCTGCGCTCGACCGATGGCGGGGCGACCAGGATCGCCGTGACCGCAGGCGGCGTGCCCTGGGCGATCTGGACCTTTGCAGGCGCGTCCGGCGCGATCGTCAACGAAGCGATGGACCGCGAGACCGATCCGGCCGCCACCTGGTTCCTGCAAATCACTCTGACCGGCGGCACTGTCGCCTGTCGCATGGCCTGAAGGAGCGCGCATCAATGCCCAACGCTCTTGCCAAGGCCTCCTTCGCCAAGGCTTTCCCGGTTTCGCAGACCTTCGTCACGCTGACCCAGTTCGGCGCGATCGGCGGTTCGGTGGCGACCGCCTATGCCGCCCTGCCCGATGACACCGCCGCGATCCAGGCCGCGATCGACTTCTGCAAGGCGAACAACGTCGCCCTCCATCTCGACGGCCGCCGCTATCGCTTCACCCGCTCCCTCAACTTCGGCAAAGCCAATGCCAAGGACGGCCGCGCCCTGCGCGTGATCGGCAGCCAGCGGTTCAGCACGACGCTGATCGCCGACCTTGCCGAAGCCTGGCCCGCCATGGACTTCACCAACCAGGGGCGCGGGCTGCTCGAGAACGTGCTCGTCACGTCGACCACGACCAGCCTCCACACCTGCATGATCCTGCTGGGCGAGACCGTCCAGTCAGGCACCAACCTGTTCACGTTTCACAATGTCGAGATCCAGGACCTGGGCGCCGCGTCGAAGTATGCTGTCTTCGGCCTCACCAGCGACCAGATCAGCTTTGTCCTGTGCAACATCATGGCCGCCGGAGGCGCGGCAGTCGCGGCCGTGCGTTTCGGCTATACCAACCCCGATGCCATCGCCAGCAAGTGGTATGCGCTCACCGCGCAGATGAGCGATCTCACCATGCTCTCGGGGATGCTCAGCAATTTCCTGTGCGGCACCGGCCCGGGCTATTGGGCAGTCGGCTATACGACGATCGCTCTTTCTGGATGCTATGCCGGGGTGATCGGCACCGGCGGCCACACCATGGGCGCCTTCCGCTTCGGCAGTGGATCGCGCCAGACCCAGCCCGTTCTCGACGGGTGCCGGACCGAGGACAATGCCCAGCTTGCAGCAGTCCCCCTTGCCACCTTCACCGGCTCGATCGTCCCGACCGGCGACAACATGACCTCGACCCTTACCGTTACCGCGACCGGCACCGGCGCGCTTGCCGTCGGTCAGCTCCTGTCGGGCGGCACGATCGCGGCCGGAACCCTCGTCCTTGCCCAAGTCGATGCCTCGACATGGCTCGTCGGCAATATCCAGACCGTAGCCTCGACCGCGATCACCGCGACCCGCCTGTCCGGCCCGGCCGTCTATGTCGAGGACGCCATCTACGAGGGCAAGTTCTCCGGCGCGTTCCTCTCGAGCGGCGGCGGCTTCGGCGGTCCCGGCTCGCACTGGAACAGCACGGTCAATGCCTTCATCACCTATGGCGCGTTCCAGGGCGCAGGGCCGCTCTATGGCGGCACGTTCCATTTCAGCGGCGGGACCAACACCATCGGCTATTTCGCCGCGTCCGCATCGCGCGAGTTCCGCATCGGCGGGCGCATCGGCTCGAGCGCTGCCACCCTGTTCCCGCTGCTCGGCGCGGTCGCGGCCGAGATCACCGATCTCTATTCCGACGGCACCTATATGCCCCACCGGACCAGCGCGCAGACTTCGGTCTATTTCCCGGCGGCCAATTCCCCCACCAACTACCGTTTCGCGGTCAAGGGCGACGCTGGCAGCATCACTCTTTCCGCCACCACCGGCGGCTCGCTTCAGCCGATCCTGAGCCAGTCCTTTTCCCCGGGCATGCTCGCCTGGCAGGAAGTCTCGGCCGCCTATCTCGCCTACCCCCAGCAGACGATCGTGATCGAAGGGCAGTTCAATTCCGCCTGGGCGGCAAGCGGGCAGATCGCGCTCAATCTCACCCAGGCCCTGTCGAGCGGCACGACCAAGAGCACCGGCAATGTCTCGCTGACCGGCATTCCGGCATGGGGCGCGGCCGTCGGCTTCCGCATCGAGCTCGCCATGTACCGGGGATCGGGCACGAGCTGGTCCTGCCGCTGGCGGATCGAGACCGAGGGATCAGCCCCTGTCTCAAACGGCGGCCGCTTCAATCTCGGCGCGCTCAACTTCGACGTCACCGACAACAGCACTTTTACCGTCAACGTGCTGGCGCTCAACTCGGCCGCGAACCCGCTCGACACGGCGGCCTTTTACCGGGTGGTCTGAGCCATGGCCGTTGCCTCCAGCGACTTTTCCGGCGTCGACCTCTCGCGCCTGCCCGCCCCCGACGTCGTCGAGACGCTTTCGTTCGAGACTCTGCTCGGCCAGTGGCTGACGAGCTTTCAGGGCTACTGCACCGAAGCGGGCATCGACTATTCCGCGATCCTTGAAAGCGATCCGGCCTACAAGCTGCTCGAAGCCGGGGCCTATCGCGAGATGGTGCTGCGCCAGCGCGTCAACGACGCGGCCCGCGCCGTCATGGTCGCCTATGCGCAAGGCGGCGATCTCGACCAGCTTGCCGCGCTCATGGATGTCGAGCGCGAGATCCTCACTCCGGCCGATCCTGCGAACGGCATCGACGAGATCGACGAGGCCGATGACGATCTGCGCCGCCGCACTGTGCTCGCCCCGCAAAGCTATTCGGTGGCGGGGCCCGAGGGCGCCTATCTCTTCCACGCGCTCTCGGCCGATCCGACCATCACCGACGTCTCGATCGACAGTCCCTCGCCCGGGCAAGTTCTGGTCACGGTGCTTGTGGCCGACGGCAACGGCACGCCTGCCCAAGCCGTGCTCGATGCCGTCACGGCAAGGCTCAATGCCGACAGCATCCGCCCGCTGACCGACGAAGTGATCGTCGCCGGGGCTGTCCCGCTCGACTATGCAATCGCGGCGACGCTCACGTTCTTTTCCTCGGCCGCGCGCAGTGTTGCGCTCACCGCTGCGCAGACCGCGCTTGCCGCCTATGTCGCATCGTGCCGCAAGCTCGGCGTGGCTGTTACCCGCGCCGGGATCATCGGCGCGCTCATGGTCGACGGGGTCGAGAATGTCGCCTTGCCGAGCCCCCCGGCCGACATTGTCCCCGGCAAGCAGCAAGTCGGCAACTGCACCGCCATGACTGTCACCGACGGCGGGACCGTCTGATGGACGAGACCCTGCTCCCGCCCAATGCCACCCCGCTCGAGACCGCGCTCGCCAAAACCATGGCCGCGCGCCTCGGCGCCTTGCCGGTCGACTTGCGGGCGCTGTGGAACCCGCAGGCCTGCCCCGAGGCCTTGCTGCCCTGGCTTGCCTGGACGCTCGCAGTCGACAAGCTCTCGGACACATGGCCTCTTGCCGTGCGCCGCGCGCGGATCGCCTCGGCTATCGCCATTCACCGTCACAAGGGCACGGTCCAGGCGATCAAGTCGATCATCGCGGCCTATGGCGGATCGTTCAACCTCGCCGAGTGGTGGCAAACCACGCCTCGGGGCGATCCCTATACCTTCAGCCTCTCGCTTGCCGTCGGCGGCCAGACATCCGCGCCTTCGGCCGATCTGGTCGAGGGCCTGATTGCCGACATCGAGCGGGCCAAGCCTGCCCGTGCGCATTTTACTGTCGCCATTGCCACCAACGCTGCCGCTGCGATCGGCCTTGCAGCCCTCGCGCGCGGCAGCATCTACGCGCGCCTGTCCGCGACTGCAGCCTGACCCGAGGGAAGCCCCATGTCCGTCACCATGACCATCACCGACGCGGGCCGCGCCGCGCTCGTCAATGCCACCAATACCGGGACCAAGGCGGTCACCATCACCGCGATCGGCGTCTCGTCGAGCACGATCGCCCCTTCCCCTGCCGACACCAGCCTTGCCGGGGAGATCAAGCGCATCTCCGCGATCGGCGGCACCATCGTCGATCCCCACACCATCCACATCGCGATGGAGGACGCGAGCAGCGACGCCTATGCCCTCAACGCCTTTGCCGTCTACCTTGCCGACGGCACGCTCTTCGCGCTCTATGGGCAGGCCACCCCGATTTTCACCAAGGCGGCCGGGGCCATCGGCATGCTCGCGGTCGATATCGTGCTGACCGACGCCAGCCTCAATGCCGATATGATCACCGTCACCGGCTCGGGCTTCACCAATCCGCCCGCCAGCACCACGGTCATGGGCGTCACCCGCTTTGCCACGCCCGCCGAAGCGCAGGCCGGGACGGACGCCACCATCGCGCTCACGCCGAAAGCTGCCGCCGCCTCGGTTCTCGGGTGGCTGCTCGGCGTCGACGGCGACGGGTCAAAGCTCGACGCGGATCTGCTCGATGGGAAACAGGGCGCATGGTACGCCGACATCGTCGCGCGCCTGGGCTTCACCCCGCTTGCCGCCGACAGCTACACTCCCGCCGACATCCTCGCCAAGCTCACCGGCGTCGACGGCATCAATTCCGCACTCGACGCCGATCTCTGGCGCGGACAGACGCCTGCGCAACTGCTCGCCGCCTGGTTCCCCTCCGGCAACAACGCCAATGGACATTGGCGCAAGATGCCCGACGGAAACGGCGGCTTCCTGATCGAACAATGGGGCACCATCCAGTCCTCGGGCGGCAATTTCGATTTTCCGATCGAGTTCCCCCAGCAGGTCGACACCTTCGTGATCGGCAACACCTCGTCCCAGGGCGCCTATGTCGACAACGCCTTCGGCTATCCTATCAGCACCAAGCAGTTCTATGCCGCCACCAAGCCATCAAACAGCGGCGGAACCACCGGATTTCCTGTCGCATGGATCGCCAAAGGGCGGTGAGAGCGCTCGGGGGTGAGCGGAGGTGGTTTGGGGCGGCGATTGAAGTAAGTGGGCTTTGATTGGGGCGTGCGCTTTTCGATTTCTTTCCGTCACTGAATGCGCGAAAATCTTCGTGGCAAATGGTGGATGGAAAATGACAGAAATACCGGCAGAAATCATGTCCGCAATCCTAAAGAGCGCGGCCGAGGAATGGCCCGATGATAAGGATATGCAGGAGCATACTATCGAAGAGGAATCCTCCGGTTATCGGGAGTTCAGTTCGGCAGACTTTGCGGCCGCACTCACCGTCAAGGATGATATTATCCGGGAAGCCATGGAATCGCACGACACATGGGAGGCGCGCGCAAACCACGTTCACGATGAAATCCAAGCGTACACGGCGCTAGAGGAACTCGCACCTGAGGACATACCGATGACAATTGTGGCGGCAGTGAAGCACAAGGCGGCTGCCGAGCATGATTGGTATCGGTTACAATTTCAGCAAGTAGAGTGCGAACTGGCAACATATCGTCAGATCGTTCGAACTCGTACAAAGGTGGCGCCAATCCGGGAGTTATTGCAGCGCATGGAGCAGATTATCGGTTCCTCCTGCTATAATGCCAACATTCAAAACCGCTCTTGGGGCTATCTCGAGAGCTCAGGCCGCCAGTTTCGCTACCCTGTCACTTTTTACACGTCCGACACCTCGAACGAGAAGCGTTGGGATCGTCAAGATGACCTATCACCAGAGGCCCTTATCACCGGTCACTACAAGGTTGGCGCTAACGAGTTGAATATATACCGAGCCTTGGTGAAAATCGTTGACATGCTGCGGGAAGACTATGGGCTACAACTTCCACATTAGGAAGTCGCTCGTGGATCTTAATTCTACTGCACAGGTACAATTCAAACCTCTGATCCAGGTCAGCTTCATCCATGTCAGCGAGCGCCTGGCAGCCTCATGATACACGGACGGCTAATCTTGCCTGAGCCGGACGCTCCCGTCGCACGAAGCGAATGCCGGAATCTGGTCGAAAGCCCCCCTCCCCTGTAACCCCCTTCCCCACAACGCCCGCCCATCGCGTGCTGCCGCTGGCTCTGCCAGCGTTGCGGCATGGCGATGCTTTGTGAACCTGCGACGGATCCTGACCGGCTGATCCGCTTCGGCGCTGTGGCAGCGGTCGATCTGGCGGGGGCGCTGTGCACGGTCGAGTTGGACGACGGGGTCGTGAGCGGTCCCTTGCGCTGGATCGAGATGCGCGCGGGGCGCACGCGGACGTGGTCGCCCCCGAGCCAGGGCGAGCAGGTGGTCCTGTTGTGCCCGGGCGGGGAGATCGGCGCGGGCGTGGTGCTGCGCGGGGTGGTGTCGGACGCCTTTCCGCCTGCCGGGGACAGCCTGATCGAGATCCTCGGTGAATACGCCGACGGGGCGCGGCTGTCCTATGATGCGGAAGCGCATGCGCTCGTGTTTGCGCTGCCTGCGGGCGGGCTGTTCACAGTTCTGGGCGACGTTCATGTGACCGGGACACTGACCGCCGACGGCGATGTCGTCGCGGGCGGGATCAGCGGCAAGGGCCACCGCCATGCAACCCCCTCGGGGATGTCGGAGGGGCCGCAATGACCTCGCTCGGCATGAGCCGCACCACCGGCAAGGCGCTGACCGACGAAGACCATATCGCCCAGTCGGTCGCCGATATCCTCACCACCCCGCTCGGCACTCGCCCCATGCGCCGCGATTACGGCTCGGTCCTGTTCGAACTCTCGGACATGCCGATGAACCCGGCAACGCGCCTCTTGTGCCTTTCAGCGTCAGCCATGGCGATTGCCCGGTGGGAACCGCGCATCGCGGTCAGCAAAGTCGCCTGGGACGGCGATTTCGCGAGCGGGCAGGCGAGCGTGTCCCTGACCGGGCGGATCGTTGCCGCAGGTTCCAGCGCCAATGCCCTCACCCGCCTGACCATTCCCCTTTCCTGACCATAGTTTCGCCCTGTTCATACCCGCCCCGACCGGAGCCGCCCCGATGACCACGCCCGTTTTCCACGGCATCAAGACCAACCTGCTCACCACCGCCTCGACCGCGATCACCAGTGTCGCGACCGCTGTCATCGGCATGGTCGCCACCGGAAGCGATGCCGATGCGGCCCTGTTCCCGCTCAATACCCCGGTCCTGATCGACGATGTGCGCACCGCGCTCGCCAGGACCGGGACGCAGGGCACCCTGCCCGTGGCGCTTGCCGCCATCGCCGACCAGTGCAGCCCGCTCGTCATCGTCGTGCGCGTCGAGACCAGTGCCGACGGACAGGATGCCCTCGTCGAGGCAGGCCTGCAAAAGCTGCTCACCGCCGAACAGGTAACCACCTATCGCCCGCGCATCCTCGGCGCGCCGGGGCTTGCGAGTGAGGCGGTCACTACCGCGCTTGCCACCGTCGCCAAGCAGCTGCGCGGCATGGCCTATGCCCTGGTCCCGGCCGCCGATCTTGCCGGGGCCCTTGCCTATCCCGCCGGGTTCGGCGCGCGCGAGCTCATGCTGCTCTGGCCCGACAGTGCCGTCGGGGGCGCCGATATCGAAGGCCGCGCGCTGGGCCTGCGCGCCGCGATCGATGCGGCGACCGGGTGGCACAAGACCCTTTCCAATGTCGAGATTGCCGGGATCACCGGCCTTGCCGAACCCGTCTCGTGGGGCCTCGACGATACCACCACCGATGCCGCTCTCCTCAACAGCGCCAATATCACCACGCTCGTGCGCAAGAACGGGTGGCGCTTCTGGGGCAACCGCACCACCAGTTCGGACGCGCACTGGGCCTTCGAGAGCGCGGTCCGCACCAGCCAGGTGCTGCAGGACAGTATCGAGGACGCCTGTTTCCGCTTCGCCGACAAGCCGCTGACCGTTGGCCTCGTCAAGGACATCGTCGCCACCGCCAACGGCTACTTCCGCAAGCTGGTCAAGCAGGGCCTCCTGATCGGGGCGACCTGCTGGTACGACCCGGCCGCCAATGCCGGTGCCGACCTTGCCAATGGCCAGCTCGCGCTCGACTACGACTTTACCCCCGCAGCCCCGCTCGAAGGGCTCACCTTCAACCAGCGCCTGACCGACAAGTACTACGTCGACTTCGCCACCCTGCTCGCCACCAGCTGACGCAGGGCAAGGGCGCGCACCTCGCTTGTCCTCCCCACTCTTCCCATTCCCCTGTTGCCGGAGCTGCCCCCATGGGTTTCCCCTCGAAGCTGAAGGATTTCCGCCACTACATCGACGGCGAAGGCTATGCCGGGATCATTCCCGAAGTCGGCCTGCCCAAACTCGCGCTCAAGACCGAGGACTGGCGCGCGGGCGGCATGCTCGGCACGCTCAAGATCGACATGGGCCTCGACACCATGGAAGCCTCGGTCACCTTCGGGGGCCTCACCGACGCGGCGATCCGCCAGTTCGGCACCGGCCTTTACGATGGCGTCCTCAACCGCTTTGCCGGGGCCTATCAGGAAGACGGCAACGGCACGGTCCGCGCGCTCGAGGTCTTCATGCTCGGCCGCTGGCACGAGATCGATTTTGGAAGCGCCAAGGTCGGATCGGACACCAGCCACAAGGCAACGCTCAACGTCACCTATTACCGCATGGACGTCGACGGCGTGACCTGGATCGAGATCGATCTCGTCAACTGCATCTTCATCGTCATGGGCACCGATCGCTGGGCCGATATCCGCGCCGCTGTCGGCGGCTGATCTGCCCCACACCCCGCTTCCCTGCCGGTGCCATGCGGGCGCACCGGCAGGGGAGGACCACCAGCCCGCAAACCAAGGAACACCCCCGATGGCCCGCCCCGATACCGCCAAGACGTTCACCGCGCCCGCCTCTGCCACCGTCACGCTCGTCGAGCCGATCGCGCGCGAGAGCGGCCCGATCGAAACTCTGACTTTGCGCAAGCCCAAAGCCGGAGAACTGCGCGGCCTCAACCTGCAGGCGCTTGTCACCGCCGACGTCAACGCCGTGCTGACCGTCCTGCCGCGCATCTGCGATCCCTTCCTCACCGATCCCGAAGTTGCCGCGCTCTCGGCCGAGGATCTTGCCGAAGTGGGCGGCACCATCGCCGGTTTTTTTATGAGCCCGGCCCAGAAGGCCGCGGTGGCGCAGATGCTGGGCGGCTGACAGTCGAAGCCGCAATGGCTGACATTGCCGTCATCTTCCACTGGCGCCCGGCTGACATGGCCGGGATGGACCTCGACGAGCTCTTCGCCTGGCGCGCGCTCGCCGTCGATCGCTGGAATGCCATGAACCGCGCCGAGGACTGATCCCATGGCCGACAACAAGCTCAATCTCGTCGTCCGGTTCAACGGGATCGACGATCTGTCCCCGGCGATGAAGAACATCATCGGTCTCGGCAAAACCGGCAAGCAGGTCCTCAACGAGCAGTACAAGGAACTGCGCAAGGTCAACGCCGAGCTGAAGGATTATGACAGCCAGATCAGCAAGGCGACCGGCAACGTCGACAAACTTTTGAGTGCCCAGACGCCGCTGATCCTCAAACAGATGGCACTGGAAAAAACCATTGCCAGCCAGAACGCCGTCATGGCCATCAACGCCCGCACCAGCAAGCTTGTTGCGCGGGGCGAAGCGATCAAGGCCGACGCTGCCCAGAGCGTCATGGGCGGCGTCGGCCTTGCCGCCCCGCTGGTGCTGGCCGGTGCTTCGGCAATGGATTTCGGCAGCGGCATGGTCGACATCCAGCAAAAGGCGGAACTGACCAACGCGGAAACCGCCAAGATGGCGGGCAATATCATCACGCTGGCCCGCGCAGCCCACCAGCTGCCCGAGGCCATGCGATCGGGCGTCGACGTGCTGGCCGGTATGGGCCTCGATCCACGCCAGGCCGTTGCCATGATCGGTCCGATCGGGCGTCTCGGCACGGCATTCAAGGTCGATATCGCCGACGGCGCCAACGCGGCCTTTGCCAATCTCAACAACCTGAAAATCGGTTTGAACGAGACCGGACGCGCGCTCGACATCATGGCTGCCGGAGGCAAGGCGGGCGCCTTCGAAGTGCGCGACATGGCGCAATATTTCCCCGCACTGACGGCCCAGGCCCGTGCCCTTGGCCAGCAGGGCCTGGGCGCGGTCGCCGACCTGACCGCTGCGCTGGAAATCGCGCGGCGCGGCACCGGCGATTCTGCCACCGCTGCAAACAATCTTGAGAACCTGCTGTCCAAGATCAACAGCAAGGCGACCGTGGACGCCTTTCAGAAGAACTTCGGCGTCAACCTGCCCAACGCGCTCAAGCGCGCATATGCAGAGGGCAAGACCCCGTTGGAGGCGATTGCCGAGATCACCAAGAAGGCCACCGGCGGCGATTTGTCCAAGCTGTCCTTCGCATTCGAGGACATGCAGGCCCAGGGCGCCTTGCGGCAGCTGATCCTCGACCAGAACGACTACCTGCGTATCCGCAATCAGGTCTCGCGCCAGTCATCGGGAACCGTCGATGCCGCCTTCCGCCAACGTGAAACCCAGGACCCCAGCGTGGCATGGTCCTCTTTCAAAGGCGGTCTGTCGGAACTTTCGATTACGATGGGTCAAACCCTCTTGCCGGCTGCGACCCAATTCCTGCGCGTCATCAACAGCATGGTCAGCGGATATTCGCGCTGGGCAGAAGCCAATCCCAAACTGGCGGGCGCCCTCTCCAGCCTTGTCATGGGCTCCATTGCAGCCAAGATCGGCCTTGGAGCACTGAAATACGTCGCGGGATCGGCCCTGGGGCCGGTCGCAAAGCTCTGGGACCTGTGGAGCAAGTACAAGGAACTGGGCTCGATCGCCGCGCTGTTCCCGCGCCTGGCAAGCGTGCTCTCGATCGCGCGGTTGGCGGTGCTCGGGCTCGGCCGGGGTTTTCTGAGTGCCGGGGCAATGATGCTCGCCAATCCCATGGCCTTGATCATCACCGGGGTTGTCGTTGCGATCGGCCTGCTCGGCTATGCCGTCTATCGCAACTGGGACAAGATCAAAGCTGCCTTCACCGCCGGGTGGGAATGGCTGAAGACGCGATGGATCGCGATGAAACAGTGGTTCACCACACTCGGCTCGCAGATGATGGATGGCCTGGTCAATTCAATCGAACCGGGTTCCTTCGCCGGGAGGATGCTCCTCATGGCCAAGGCAGGCGTTGCCGCAGTCCGCAGTCACTTCGTCATGCACAGCCCTTCCCGGCTGATGATGGAAATGGGCGGCCACATCGCCACCGGCCTTGCCCTGGGCGTTGACCAGCACCAGCACAAGCCCGTCGCCGCCATGCGCCGGATGAGCCAGGCCATGTCCGGGACCATCCATGCCCCCGCGCGCGGCACCGGCTCCCGCGCCCCTGCGCCGGTCACGCTCCACATCCACCAGCAGCCGGGCGAGAATGCCGAAGCCCTTGCCCGCCGTGTTCTCGACCTGATCGACCGCCGGACCCGCGTCCGCGCGCTCGGCGCCTATTGAGGTCCTGCCATGTTCGCGGCTCTTGGCCTCTTCGTCTTTACCGCCGACAGCCTGCTCTTCGACGAGCTTCAGCGCGCCCGGGGTTGGCGCCACGGCAGCACCGATCGCTTCGGCGCCCGCGCGGCCAGCCAGTTCCTCGGGCCCGGCGAGGACACCATCACCCTCCCCGGCAAAGTCGTGCCCGAGCTTGCCGGGCGCTATTCCTCGCTCGATCGCCTTGCCGCCATGGCCGATACCGGCGAAGGCTATATCCTGATGAACGGCGCCGGGACGATCTTCGGCACCTATGTCATCACGCGCCTCGACGAGACCCACCGCGCGCTTATCGACACCGGCGTCGCCCGGGCGGTCGACTTCACCATCGAGCTCAAGCGCGTTGACGACGGCATGGCCATGACCGGCACGATCGCGGCCAGTGCGGGAGGCTGGCAGTGAGCGGCCTGGCAACAACTGGGCAGAGCATGGCCGGACAGGCCTATGTCCAGCCCTTTGCCGCCTGGCGCGTGCTGCTGGGCACAGTCGACCTCACCACCAAGCTCGCCCCGCGCCTGTCCAGCCTCACCCTCACTGAAGCGCGCGGCGAGGAAGCCGACAGTCTCGAGCTCGTCCTCCACGACACCGACGGCGCGCTGGCCCTGCCGCCCGCAGGCGCGGTCCTGCACGTCGCGCTGGGCTGGCAGCGCGGCACCGGCGTTGCCGTCGGCCTTGTCGACAAGGGCAGCTACATCGTCCAGGACGTCGAGTGGCAGGGCGGCGAGCCCGACCTTGTCACCATCCGTGCCCGCTCGGCCGACTTGCGCACCACCCTGCAGAACCGCCGCAACCGCATGTTCACCGGCCAGACCATCGGCGCCATCGTCACACAAGTCGCCCGCGACAACGCCCTCACCCCGCGTTGCCATCCCGACCTTGCAAACACCGTGGTCGGCTCGATCGAGCAGGCCAACACCAGCGACATCACCTTCCTGCGCGACCTTGCCCGCCGCTATGACGCGGCCGCCACCGTCAAGGCCGGATGCCTCCTCTTCACCCCGATCGGCGCTGCCACCACCGCGACCGGAGCCAAGCTCCCCACCCTCAAACTCGCCCGCCGCGACTGCGCCAGTCCTCACTACAGCCGCGCCGCCCGCGAAAACACGCAGGACGGCGCCGAAGCCCAGTACCACGACCCCCACAAGGGCCGCCGCATCACCGTCGGCCACGGCGGCCACCACCGCCGCCGGATGAAGCGGGTCTATGCCACAGCCGATGACGCCAAAGCCGCCGCCAAAGGCGAACACGCCCGCATCACCCGCGCCGAAGCGCGGCTTTCGCTCATCCTGCCTTATGGGCGTGCGGCCATCGGGCCGGGGGTTCGCATTGCCGCCTCAGGGTTCAAGACCGAAATCGACGCCCACGCCTGGCTCGTCACCTCCGTACGGCATGAAATCATGCCCGGGGGTGGGTTCTCCACCACGATCGAGATGGAAGTGACGGGGTAAAGGACCGACAGCGATGTCGAACTCACCGGTTCCATCTGAAGATGGCCATGCCGGTGATGCGCATCGTCCCAATATGTACAGGTTGGGATCCCCGGCTCAGGCAATTTCGTTGACATCGCGCGCCCACGCGCCACCTATGGCACCATGCGATGCGGACAGGACTGGCAACCCACTGTTATCAAGCGTGTCATCGACCGCTATGAGAGCAGCACGGAGGTCGTTCTCGTCAGCACCGATGCGGGCAACGCCTATCTCAAGGGCATGGGTAACAAGCAGGGCAATGAGTCGCTCGCATGCGAACTGGTCGGCTCTGAACTGGCGGCCTTGGTTGGGCTGAATGTCCCTCCCTTTGCGATCATAGATCTTCAGGATCTGGAAATCGAAACCATCAACGGTCGGCGCCTCGCAATGGGCCCAGCCTTCCTCTCGAAAGCCCAAGAAAAGGTCATCACCGGTGACCCTGAAGGAAGCTGCCTCGGCCGGTTACGCAACCGGGGCGATCTATCGCTGATAATCGCCTTCGACACTTGGGTCCGCAATCCTGATCGCTGTCCGCCGCCAGACCATGTTATCCCTGGGCCCAATCGCGATAATGTGATGTTCCGCTCCGCCGGTGGGTGGTTCGAGCTTTTAGCGTTCGATCATACTCATTGTTTTACTGAAACGGATCTGGAAACCGACCTTCAGGGGACCTATTTTGTGGACGACCCCGGGGTCTATGGCGCACTCCCCGAATTCCTGCCCTACGTTGACGAGGCAGGCCTGCGATCCGCTTGCAAGACAATCGCTGGCATTGACGGAGCGCAAGTGATGGCGATAGTCGCTGCCGTTCCTCAC